AATTTATCTGCAATTTCTTCAACATCAATGTCTTCTATGCCTTGCAAGATTATATTATCCGGCGGTTCAATTAGCAATCTTGCTTTTTCGTTTGCTCTCAGGTATATCTTCATCTGCTCCACTGCCTCTTCTATCAACTCGTCAATCGTCTTAGGTGTAAGTATCATCTTAGCTATTGCAGGCAACCTCTCAAACAGCCATGTTGCTACAGCTGCATACTTGAGCGTTCCTGTTCCGCCTCCAAACTGTGCCTCTGCCTCACTGACCAGGTAGAACAATATGTGCCTGACCTGCTTAACATACCCTGCTCTGGCCATGACTACAAGTCCAGCCACTACCAGGGCTACCAGCAACAAGCTGTCCCAATTTGCCATTATATAATCATTCACTATATATCGCCCCTTTCGTCTCCTCGAAATTCTCGAAAAGTTTTGATTTCCTCAGTTTCTTTTTCAACTTCAGACCTCTTAATTTTTCCCAAGGCCCACACTTCAACACTACTAAATCCTATCCAAGCGGTAAGCGTAGCATAAGGCTCAACTCCTTTGAGATAGAACAGGTAGAAGGACAGGCACACAAATGCGAAATTGGTGAATATGACAAATATAATTATCTTCTTACTAAACTTCATCCCACTTCACCGCCTTCTTGTTAGGATCCCACCCAACCTTAAAGCCTAGCATCTCTCCAAGGTCTCTGATGTCGATTTGTTGGCCGTTAAGCAGCAATGATGTATTCCCGGCAACATTCTTGCCCGGTACTACTCTTTCTCTTCCGTTGATTATCATGTTGATAGTATCTCCCTGAGTATCTGCCTTTAGGTCCCTAATCAGTCTGTCAAAGGGATAGTTCTTACCAGGACAAAAGGGTTTCCATTTAGGAGCTACATCACTATGGCCTGCTATATGATCTCGGTCAATGGGTATGTCAATACCATATAGCCTCTTAACTTCTGCGATGATGTGCTTATGCAACCATAGAGTTGCCTGGTACTGTGCCTCTGTCAACTTACCTTGCCCCTGGGCGCTGAACCCTTCGTGCTCGATTCCTATGCTGTAGTAATTGGCGTTGGTCTTTCTCTCCCTTACAAGCTTAAGTGTAGAATGGCCATAGAACCTTGATGTACCCGGATTTAGAGTTGTGCCATTAATCCAGGCCATTTCAGTGATTGGCACCAGCTGGGTGATGTGTCCGGTCTTACTGACTACAAAATGACTTGATGCTTTACTCTTAGTATTTCTAAGCCAACTCACAGCGCCATTATAGGACCCTTCCGTTATGTGACTTATAATCATATCCGGCTTCCAGCCTTTTCGGTCACTCTTGTTTGGTGTAGTTTTTTGCACTATGTTATAACTCATCTACAACAACCCCTTTTGAGCTGCAACAAAAAAGAAGGTTACAAAGGCGCCTACAAGCAAGCCCATGAACCATCTTAGGGTCACATTTAAAGTGTTTAGCTGATTAATCAGATTACTTATTCTTTCCTCTAACCTTGAGTTGATGTTTTCTATCATGTCTAATCGTTTGGAATGGTCATTGAGCCTTTTATCATGTACATCTAATCGGTAATCAACTTGTTTGTGTATCTGCTCGCATTTTTCCGTCATGCTCCACCTCCATTACTCTACTGGTATATCTTCATAAAATACTGACCCAACCTCTTGCTTGTTGTCTATCATGCGGATATAATCACTCAACCTGCCTCGTCCTAACCTTCCGCCAGAATCAACGGTGAAGTTGGTTGTGAATCCAGACTTGCCAAAGTTGTGAGTTATCTCTGTGATAAGTCCAAGCTCTGTGTTGCCCTCACTATCCATGATTGTAGCTCCATCTCCCACAAGTAGTTGTGGTCTGAATGGTCCAGTAAAGGTTTCAACTTTTCCCACACTTTCAAGCCTGCTGGCAAGCTCAGTTGCTATTGCCTGGGCATTGGCTGTGCTTGTACCTTCCGCAACCTGCACGAACAAGGTTTTATTTGATTGTAGATTCCACCCGCTAAAGGATGCCACATCCTCATATATCTGGATGTTCCACTCAGAATCATGGACACATACCTTTCGATAACTGCCTTGGTCATCCATAGTGATTGACCTTGAGAATATATCCTTATCCCTTTGGAAGTTATACATTCCCCTTGTTGGGAATAACCCATATGAAGGACTTCCGACAATAATCTCTTCCTGGACCGTTTCCTCCATCTTCCAGTCAACCATTGTTCTGAAGATTTCTTCCAAAGCTGAATAAACTGTCTTGCTTGGATCAAATCTAAATCGCCTGTATGTTGCGTCATATTCTACCTCGTATTGGTCTATCCCAAGATTTGCCTTTTCCAGTATTCCATTTATAATGTTTGTTATTATGTCATATGATATTACATTATTCTCGTTCAACGTCTGGTCCTTCAAAGCCTTACCTATAAGATTTCTACCATCAACTGATGCTGTGTTACTTCTTACCGAATAATCTGACCTATCAACATAGAATGTCCCCATCTCGTATTCCTCAAAATCGTCACCCATGCCAAACCTGAATATTATCTTTGCTCCTGGACTTAACAGGGTTGATTTTTCGTTCATAACCACTGGACCTTCTATTTCTGTTTCCTCGTCAACCGGATTCTCCAAGGTCAGGGTAAATGAGCTTATAGGGTTGTCTATGCTGTGCTTGATACTCCCATCAGATAAATATTTACTCATATCATATTGAAATTCGTATATCAATAGCTTTTGTGCTGTAGGTGTCTTGTAGCTTCCAACCACACCAAACCCTGGCAATGTTTTAACTTGCAACTTACTCATGCCATCATCAGGAGATACATCAAGAGGACTGTGCCAATCCACCCCTGTAAAAATTCCATCAAGTCTTTCAGTTGCTGATCCATATAGCCTTCCAGAATCCAAGTATAATAATTGCCCTTCTGTGTTGTAATACTGCAAGAAGTCGGGGAAATTACCCTCTCCAATTTTACCAGTTGTTTCAAATTGTAATTCCATGTTGTCACCTCCTGTGAAGCAGCATTATCATAAGTAGACCCGCCCATAAAAACATGAACACAAGCGGGATTACAAAGCTATTCATTTACTTCTTCTGTCAATTCTTCCTCTAGCTGTTCCTCTATTAATTCTTCCTTGCAAGGCTCAACCTCAACTATTGACTTGCATTTAGGACATGTAATAAACTTACTTTTTGTCCAATACTCCATCTTATTGCCACAATGTGGGCATATTTTTTCAACTGTTTTCATGTTACCACCCCTAACTTTGTAGTATCGATTTTAATGGTGCCTTTTCTATTCATATAAATGAAGCCATTCTTCTCAAATAGCGATTTAATGAAGTTATGGCTGTTCGCATGCCCAGCATGACCCATCCAACTATTTAACATGGATTCTGCCTCTTGAAGATACGAAAGTCTTTTTGATTTTACGCTATTTGCCAGAGATACACACTTCATCAATTCGAAGATATTTAATGTAATATACTCAGCCAATCTGAATTTTTCATAGTTTGGAAATTTGACTATCCTTGGGTATATCGTATCTAAAAGAGTCTCTATCTTTTTATATATTATTAAGTCGTCGTTATAACTCATATGTCCTCCTTGTCATTGCATTCGCCTGCGCTCATGCCCTAAGAGGGTAGAGTGTAGAGGTATACCAAGACTGGGCGGAATCCGAAGTCAGAGTACGCAGTCGACGGAGGGTTGTCGTACGAGTACTCCACGGAACTGCCACCACGGTGGATGCGGTCCGAGCCGGAAGGGGTTGACGTCCAGGTAGCACGACCATTCCCTGATGTAACCCTAATATCAGCGTCTGTAAAGTTTGCCCATGTTCCATAATTGACATGTACTGGGTATATTAGTTTGTTCCATTCTCCTGAGCTTAAGGCCCTCACAGCAAAAACATGATTGCCTATAGCAATCTTTTTGTCTCCAAATATTGCACCAACAGCATTGATATCATTCCACGATATAGTGTGTCTGAATGTTCTTTTCGCAATATATATAATTTCATCATTGTTGTAATATTTAAGCCACCCTGCATCACTCTCTTGCAGAGTTCCTGCGGTTAATCCAATCGCATTGCATAAGTCTTCACCGCTAATTAAGTCGAGGGCTGATACCTCTCCAAAATAACCGCCTGATTCATCCCCACCACTCAATGTTTGAGGGCCTGGCAAGTCGTTTGGCATAGTTGGATCTGGTACTACTGGCGATGGTTGACTGGCGCCGAATGTTATTTTCATAGTGATAGGCAATTCGTGAAATTCATCTTTTGGCATATACTTGGTTGTATAATCTGCAGTGATTAATAATCCATCTGCTGGTGCTGTATCGAATACAACCTTATCGTCAAATGTGTGTTCAAATGCTGATGTCACTACTCCATCTACCCTTATTGTGAGGCTTGTGACTTCCTGGTTGGGCAACTCGAATGTTTTATTTATTCCATCTCCTGTTCCAATTTCAACATTTGTTTTATTTGTTCCCGTATATACTCCTGGTCGAGGTAATTTCCACCGCAATCCACCTCCAACCCAATCTATGGCCTTTACGTCTCGGTTGAAGTCATATACAGAAAAAATTCCAGAAAGAGTCATACTCTTTTCGCTTAGATTTGTTGACTTGGAAGCAGTAAGCGTACTCAATCTTTCAGATTCTTGAGAAAGAAGATCGTTTAGAGCTATTACATTATTTGGAGCACTACCCCCCGTCAAGTAATTCCTCAAACCGTCACCGTAGAAAAAGCACCCTGAATCTACTGAATACACTTCTGCATATACTGTTGCGTAAATGTCTATGATAATGTTTGACCTTTTTGGAACAGTCAAAGGGTTTCCCTCAGAGTCTGTTATTTTTGCATGCGTGTTGATGTTTGTCGTAGTTTCAGAGATGCCTACTTCTGTTAGGTCATTATCGTTGTATTCATGAGATTCCAACCTTCCAACCTGTGTCCATATGCTAGTTGGGTAACTCCTGACCAAGGATTCAAGCTGTGCTGAGACATATCCAAGCCTATTGAAAAGTGTTGTTCTGGATGGGTCTAGCGTTCCATCTCCTGTCCCAAACACGATATTTGAAAAGAAAGGATTGCCTCCAAGTAGTCTTTCATACATCCTGTTGAGAACAATATTTTCAGCTTGTGGTTTTAAAGCGGCATATGCCCTGCTGACCTCACCGGTGCTGACATCTGTTATTACAAAGTCAAATCTATTATGAAATTTGACCCCTATATTTGCCTTCATACTATCATCTCCTTTTAAGGGTTAATAACCCCAACATATACTAAATCGACTGTCAGCTCAGCAGGCGCAGCCGACAATGTTTCTTCTGCAAATCCTTTTGAATAAGTTATTTCCACTAGTTCAGCCAACAATTCAACCGGTGCTACTGATATAGTTTCCTCTATGCCTGGATTAGGTTCCGGGACTAAATCAGTAGGTGTGAATGTTTCGATAAAATTTTCTACCGGACCGCCTCTACCTGCAAGAGTACCAACAGAAGCATCATACTCAACTGTCAGACTGCCTTCAACCGTTGGGAATCTGCTCAAAGGGTGCATCGTCAACAGTAGTGCTTTGTCAACTGTAGGGTGATTCTCTACACTGACTATTTGATACTCCTTGTCCAGCAATGGGCCATTTATATACTTATATTCCTGCCCAGTGACCTTAAAAGCTCCTTCTTGCCCTTTTGTTCCTCTAAGCTCAATCTCATAAATATATAAATAGCTTGAATGCCTGCTTGTCACAGTCCACCTGTAATATTGGTAAGCTACTTCAGGGATTCCAAAACTAAACTCGTGCCAACCTGTTGCATTAGGGCTGTTTTCTGATTGAATATTGTCCCAGTCAGTACCATTGTTTGAACCTTGAAGAATAAAACCATTTGGTCTATAGCTAGACCCGATATACCATCTAAATCCTGATACAAAGATAGGTTCTGATAATTGAACCTGCACCCACTGATCACCTGTTGTGCGGGTGTACCAATATGACCCGGTCACGTTGCCATCAAAGGCTCTTGATGGTGCATAACTTGAATATTGGCTGCTTCCAGTCACCGCTCCTATTGGTCTAAAGTAATCCCCAGTAGCAATCGGTTTAGGTATCAGTCCTGTGACATCTCCCACCAACTCTTCAGTAAATTTGACTGTTATTTTTTGTCCTTGCCCCTTACTCATTGAATATCACCTCTACTTCCGGCAATGGTATAAACGTTGGGATTAGATTAATAGGTGTGAATGTGTGTGTCATGTTTATATAGGTATAACCTGCCGGGTTGATTGCTCCTGTGATGTCTACCTGTATGTCTCCATAAACATTGTTCAATCCACTCTCCACTACATCAGAAACGTGAAGCCTATAATTGAAGTCGTCCACCCTCTCAATACTTGACATCTGAATAACTGTGCTATTGTCAAGATTTGTAGCTGTTACATTTGCCAGGGTAAGACTTGGGATAGGATGGTCAATGGTCAGATCAATTATCCATCCCCAGTCATCATAAGGCTCATCAAACTCATCAAGCATGGTCTTGGGTGCGTTCATTGCCATAAAATCATTGTCCGTATCTGCGTAAAGTAGAGTAACTCCTAATTCTGCGGGCGCTGCTGATATTGTCTCTTGCGTGTAGGCTCCGATGTAATCTATCGGTATCAATTCAACCTTTAATTCTGCGGGCGCTACTGTCACGCTTTCCGCCGCTATTGCCATACCTGCCCAGTTTCTATCAGTGATATACCAGTATATATCGTTAAGTGAATCCTCTACAACAAATCCCATTCGGTAGTCGTTGGTAATAAATAGGTTCAAACTCAAAGCTGTACCTGTAAATTCTATGACCTGTCTTTCGGTCTCCCATACATAAGATAAATCTTGCCTTTGACAATAGTTACGATAATAGACCTTACCATCTGTTTTGATATAACCGACTACAATCCCCTGATCGTGGTCTGCCATGTTGAGATTTTTCCAGGCTCTTATTGCCCTGCAATAAACAACACCTGTGGCAAGTTGTTGCTTTGTGCCTGTATCATCCCACAACTGCGCCCAAAGCACCCCTGTGTTATCAACCCAGAATATCCAAGGTTTTTCATGAGTGACAAGTCTCCATAGATTTCGATATCGCTCCCATTCGCCATCAAAGGCAATAGCAACCGATGAACCTGGCCCAACATCAAACTGGTCAACCCATCCATCTTTGAATTTGTCCGGGTACTCCCTGATGGATGTCCCTACCACTCCGTCATTAACGTGTATCTCGTATATCCTATTAGGCGGGCCTGTGACCTTTTGCCTTCGTGGCGCAACTGATACATCCCCAAGCCCTGACTTTTGTCTTATAGTTTCCACAACCCAATAAGAGCTGTCACTGACAGTGTTTCTTGCCCTTGCAATCGCCACATTCATTTTAGGTTGTGCGTTGTTTGCTTTGGTCTGGTATTGCGAGTTTAATTTGTTAGACAGTACAGGGTCTACATTTCTCATATAGACCCCTCCTCAGTGATTGATAAAGTCAACCTTGCCATATAGATTCTTTCATCTTTAAAATCATCAATGGCAATAGAAAAGCTGGGCTCATCCTTGATTCTTCCCAGATAATAATCTCCCTCATATTCAAGCCTTAATAATTGCCCTTCAAACCATCCAAGTTGAACAAGATTTCTCTGCGCAGCATTTGAAAAGCAATTAAAACTAATTTCACTATTAGGCTCTCCTATTGCTTGAGTGTGATAAGTCCCATCTAGTAATTGATTAGTTATTACTATTCCCTTAGTGTTTTTGAGGAGGTCATCTATTGCAAGGCTAATTTCCTGATCGTTACTATCAAGTAATCTATCCATCTATGACCTCACCTCTCTCCTTAAATTATCCATTACTATTTCTACAACCTGGTCAAATTCACCCTTTTGGTTGTATCCTTCAACTCTTATTACTCCTGTGTGTTCAACTCTCTGACCCATTGATTCCTGATTGTTTAGAATCCTACTGCCTCTTGGTAGCTCAACAATCTCTGGGCCATGTTCCCCAACCCATGTTCTCCCGCCCTCAAAGAAATCAGTTCCCATTGCATTTCTTAGTAGGGGTCTTTGTGCTGGGGTTCTCCTGTCCACTGTCTCCCAAGTCCTATCACCCACAGAGAAGTTTCCTGTTGAGCCGCCACTTCTTTCGTTGACCTCTTCAACCATGGTTTTGATTTTTCTGATAATAGGATTCTCGTTGAACCACTCTGTTAATGTCTGCCATCTTGTTTTTATCTCTCCATTATCAAGGTCTATCTGCTCAATTACATCTGCACCCTGAGCCTTAACTTCGTCTAATACTCCCTGATGCATCTTCTGAGCTTCAAATATTGCATCTTTTTTCTGTCTTTCCGCTTCCTCGATGATCTTGTTTGCAAGTTCGATTGATTCAGCGGACCCTTCTTCTTTTAGAGTCTGAGCATATTGGATTCTCTTGTTATATTCCTCTTCAGCTGCAGCGATGGATTCATCCTTTTGTTTAATGCTGTTTTTTATGACCTCAGATGCCATTTCAAGAGTTAATCTTTCTGAATTAGCCTTCAGGTTTTCAAGGATTGTTTCGCTTTCTTCCTGTGTCTCTGATAGAAGTCTAATCCCATCCTCTTTCATGTTCTCCCTTATGGCTGTGATTTCAATCCATTCCTTGTCAGTGATCTTCCTGTTCTCCTCAGCTGCCAACTCGAATATTTCAGTAATCCTGTCATGGCCCCTCTGTGTTTGGGCTATGGATTCGTCATACTTCTCAGTGGCAATCCTTATCATTTCCTCTTTCTCTTCCTCTGAGAGGTCAGTTGTCTCGTCAAACATTTCTTGTATCTCAGCTATGGCATCAATCTTTTGTTGTTCTAGTTTTCCTATAACCTCATCTGCCATTGTGCCAATGTTGCCAGTGATTTCGGTAGACATTTCACTTGTGACCCTTGCACCACTACCCTTTAATCCCATAAGCGCAGCTGAACCTTCCTTCTCAAGGTCAAGGAATCCTCCCACAGCCTCCTGTGTGTTCTCAGAAACTGTTTCTCCGAATATGTCAACCTCTGGTATTACATCCTCATTCAGGTACTTGTATAAGCCATATGCGGCGGTACCTGCTCCTGCTATTGCAATCCCCCATGGAAGTATAGTGCCAAGGGTCCCGGCCATAACTCCACCTAAGCCTGTAGAACCTGCTCCTAGTGCCTTGGTTGCAAGTCCAGCTCCACCTGATAGTTTACTCACAAGATTTACAGTTGAACCTATGCCTCTGGATAGTTTTCCTGTGATCACAACCATGGGGCCTATTGCTGCGGCAAACTTACCGGCAGTAATAATCATTTCCTTTGTCTCTTCATCGAGATTCGAGAACCAGGTGACACCCTCGTTAATCTTCTCAACCACATCAGAAAGTGCCGGAATCAGTATCTTTCCAAAGTCAATGGCCAGTCCTTCAAGGGCTGACTTAAGCTTTGTGATTTCACCCTGTAGGTTATCCTGCATAACATCAGACATTTCCTGTGCCTTGCCTGTTGAGTTCTCAATGTTGCCTTGCAATTTGTCAAAGTCCGAATCACTACCTGCCATCAGTGCCAAGAATCCACTCATGGCCTCCTGGCCAAATATTAATTTTGCATTTTGTGCCTGCTCTGCCTCGGATAATTCATCCCATACGGTCCTCATGTCCTTCAGAACATCGCTGAAGTCTCTCATGGATCCATCAGCATTTTGTGTCTGGATGTCAACTTCTCCTATTGCCTCACCAGTAACCGATATGTCACCGGTCATTTTATTGAAGATTGTTCTAAGTGCTGTACCTGCCTGAGATCCTTTTATTCCACTGTTGGCAAGTTGACCTATTGCAAGGGCTGTGTCCTCCACTGAATAACCCAAGGCTCCGGCTATTGGAGCGGCATACTTGAAGGTTTCTCCCATGATACCTACATTTGTGTTTGCACTGGATGAAGCAGCCGCCAAAACATCAGCAAAATGTCCTGATTCCTCCGCCTGCAATCCGAATGCTGTCATGGCATCGGTAACTATGTCCGATGTTGTTGCCAGGTCCTCACCGGATGCAGCTGCAAGATTCAATACTCCCGGAAGCGCTGCTATTGATTGCTCGGCTGTCCAACCTGCCATTGACATGTATTTAAGGGCCTCAGCTGATTCAGAAGCGCTGAATTTTGTTGTGGCACCCATTTCCCTTGCTATATCCTCAAGGCTCTTTAAATCATCCCCTGTGGCTCCTGATATGGCGGCCACCTCAGACATGGATGCCTCAAAGCCTGCGGCTGTTGTTGCTGCAGCTGTACCTATGCCAATAATAGGGACAGTCAAGCCCATGGTAAGACCCTTGCCCACACTCTCCATCTTCTTGCCCTTGCTAATCATGTTGTCGCCAAACTTGTTGGCCTTGTTTTCTGCATTGCTTAAGCCTGTGTAAAATTTAGTGGTATCAAGTATCAATTCCGAATAAACATTACCTGCATCTATTGCCATTTTCTCACCTACCTTTAATTAGGCATTAAAAAAGACACCCTTATAGGTGTCTTAATTGTTTTAAGTTTTATTTCTCGTATATGTCCCAGTAAGCCTGTCCCAGCTTAAAGTCATATTCAATGTCAAGTTCATCGCCATTATCCAGTATAGCCCTTACTGCAAGGGTTAAAACCTCATAGTCATTGGGGTCCATTGTCTCCGGTCCGAAACTATCAAAGATTGGTGAAGTCTCCCCAGGCATCACTGTGTCATGGCTTGTTAAATAGGTTGTGTCATTCTTGTCCTTTAGGTGTACCTTCATATGGTATCTTGTGATAGGGTAGTCAGTGTTATTGGTGAAGGTCGCCTCCATGTATACACTCCCTATGCTGTTAGGTTCCAATATGTTTATATCCCATGGAATCTGGTCGGGATGGATGGGAATCTCTTCCTCTTCTTCCTTAACCTCCTCTGGGATTTCCTCTGATATATCCTCTGCCTCTGCAACATCCACTGGCTCATCAACCTCGGCTGCGCTGCAACCTGAAAGAACCAATGCCAATACCATAAACGTTAAAAGTACAAGCTTTTTCATATGTATAACCCCCTTTAATTGGATTATACCTTATTTCTTGCTGTGTTTAACAATAAATTCCATTAAATCTTCATTATTGCCCTTTTTCTTGTCATCCCATGCTATCAGATTCCATTTAAGCTTGCCCTTTGCATCGTGAGCGTTTTGGTAATACATATGACACACTTCATCAAAACAATAGGCAGTGAATGGGTCCTCTATCTCCATAAGGCTACTTGGCCTTTGACCGTACTCCTTTGCCATCATTATTATCTGCGCCATCTTTCTCTTTGTGACGAAAGGAACGCAATGAGGCTATAGGTGCAAGCGCCCATGTATAAATTGACAACAACTGGTCATCTGTCATGTAGTCCTTGACTTCCTCAAACTCAGGCTCCACCATGCAGATTTCACAGTAGAAGTCAATCCACTTCGCAAGGTCCATTGCCAATTCCCCATCTGTCATCTTTTCCTTGTCAGGCTGTGCAGCCTTACCAAGGGCCGCCTTTGTTGCCATAGCCATAAGAGGGTTGTCAATCTTTCCTTCCCTCATCATCCTTGTAAGCTGCGGTCTTTGTACTTTTATGGTGATGTTGCCTATCCCATCAAAATCAGGGATGTCAATCTCTGTTGTCATGTCCTTAAATCTATCTGCTATATTGCTCATATAACCCTCCCATTAATTTAATAGGCAAACTACCTGTAATTAAACAGGTAGTGCCTCAAGCATAGCAACTTCAACAGGAGATTCTCCAAACTTGCTTCTGCTCCTGATCTGCATCTGTGGTGAGAAGAATCCTCCATCTACCACTGAATAGTTCACTGGTCTACCCTTGCAGTTTTTATATGAGAATTTAACGTATCCGGTCGTACCTCCGTCCCCGTCCTTCTGCTCAGTGTAGATATCCATTGTAAACGGTGTTCTTGCAACTGGTGTTCCAACTACTGGGGCTGAGTAGGTTTCAGTAAGCTCATCCCATGTACCGCCATCAACCAGGGCAAGTATCTCGGGAATGAAGGTTGCCTGAGTAAGGCTTATGTCATAGCCCTTTACTATGTCCTCTGTGTTGTTCTGTGCCTTTATTACGTTTTTGACCCTCAGTTCCTGCTCCTGTCCTGCGGATGTAAAGGCCACAACATCAGCCTCTGTTGCCACATCGGTCAGGGTATAGGTTACAGGTGTTGTCTCTTCTGTTACAATATCAA